CCTACCGTGACTCCAACGGTGACTCCTACAGTCACACCCACGGTGACTCCGACGGTGACTCCCACAGTAACTCCAACCGTTACTCCTACAGTCACCCCTACAGTTACCCCTACAGTTACCCCTACAGTTACCCCCACAGTGACTCCTACAGTCACTCCCACAGTCACGCCTACGATTACGCCGACCGTCACGCCTACAGTTACCCCGACAGAAGTTGTTACTCCAACAGTAACTCCGACCCCCACGGTTATTACAACTCCAACGGTTATTACAACTCCCACCGTTACTCCGACAGAAGTTGTTACCCCAACAGTCACTCCAACTCCGACCCCGACACCCACACCGACACCGACTCCTACACCGACTCCGAAGCCGACACCTATTCCAATACCCGCCCCCAAGGCAACTCAAGTAGCACAAAAAACTGCAACATCTAGCGAATCGTCGGACCCTTACAAGCCCGGTTTTGCTGACATTGGTCTCAAAACAAGCGGATTTGCAGAATTTGAAGGGCCTCTTGCAAAATACTTGAAAATGGTCTCTCTTGGTTCTTACTCAGGAAATTTGCGAGAAATCCAACAAAATCAACAGGCAGCCCAAATGCAAGATGAACTCTCCGCTCCAGAAGAGCCCGGCTCTGACTACTTCGCCTATGGCCGTCAAACCGACATTAATTTGTCTGATGACCCCAACGCGAAGACGTTTTACTCAAAGGCTGGCGGGCTCGCTACGCCATTATTTGCCGGTGGTGGTACTACCCGGCACGGCAAGTACGCCGGAGGCGGCCTAGGGGTCATAGAGCACTCCGGCAAGGCTAGACTGGACTTCCGCACCGGCAATGCCGTGACGGGACCGGGCGATGGCCAGTCCGACGACATCCCGGCAATGTTGGCTGACGGGGAGTTTGTTTTTCCGGCGGACGTGGTGGCGGCTCTTGGAAATGGCTCAACCAAGGCCGGTTCAGATAAACTCTACGACATGATGCACTCCATTCGGGCGTATCACAGGTCGGCCAAACCAAAAGACTTACCGCCCCCGGCTAAGAAGTCCCCGTTGGATTACCTTAAAAAACGCAAAGTTAGGAGATAAGCATGGCATTCCTTCAAGGCGCACCGCTGCCGGACATTAAGACGACCGAGACAAAGGTTGACACGGCCCCGTCATACTACACCGACTACCTGACTGGCCTGTCTGCGGCAGCCAAAACAGCTATGGGCAAGACCCCTGCGAAGTCTGTTGCCGGGTACGACGAATTGCAGACTTCCGGGTACGGGATGCTGCCCGATGCCGCAACGGATTACGTAACAAACCTAGAGAGCGCACAAACCACTGCGGCTCAGGCCGCCAAGGGCATCACCCCTGAGCGCATTCAGGCTTTGATGAACCCGTACACCAGCAACGTGGTGGATGAAATGGGCCGGCTGTCTCAGCAAAGCTTGCAACGCAACATCTTGCCGACCATGAAGGCTGGGTTTGTTGGCACTGGCGGTCTGGGCGGACAGCGCTACGCCAACGCCCTTGGCCAGTCCATGTCGGACATTCAATCTAACCTGACTGGGCAGCAGTACGGTGCCCTGTCAAAGGGCTACAGCGAAGCTATGAAGGGCGCACTAGACGAGGCCCAGTTGCAAAACATGGCGGCCCAAACTCAGGGCAAGTTAACCCAGCAAGAGCTTGATATGGCACTGACCGGCGCTGGGGCATTGACTAAGGCCGGCGCGGAGCGTCAGGCTTACGAGCAAAGCCTGCTAGACCAGCCGCTCAAGACGGCTACGGCAGCGTCCAACCTGATGCGAGGCTATACCATGCCCGGGAATCAGACAGTGACGTTTACGGGGCCCAAGGCGGGTGCGTATCAGACATCGGGGTTGGCAGACATTCTTGGAACTATGGGTGCAGTAGGAAGCGTTGCCGGCGGCACAGGTTTGAAAACCATTACTGATTTGGGCGGGAACCTTTTGAAATACTTTCAAGGCGTTGGTAGCGGAAACAAAAATTTGTTAGGAAATTACAATGTTGACCCCGCAGAATTTGCTGGTCCAAATGCAGAAGGAGTAAGCATCTATTACGATGCTCCGACCGGAAAATATTACAACACTTCCGGCGTTGAAGTAGGCGTCACTGGTAGCGAGGGGGAATAATATGGCCACCTCAACAGCAAAAACCACCGGTTATAGCTCTGGAGAAGATCCGGCTACGATTGAGGCGAACCTCATCTATCAAGACGCACTGGCCAAGCTGTCTCAGTCCCTTGACACGCGCAAAAACAGATTCTTTGACCCGGTGTGGCTTGCCGCCGCGCAAGGGTTTTTAGCCCCGACGCAAACCGGCGGCTTCGGAGAGTCGCTTGGCAATGCTGCAAAAAACATCAGCGCTGCTCAGGAGCAGGATCTCAAGCAGGAGCAGGAGATTGCCCAGCAGCGGGTAGCCGCAGCCGGCAAGGGCGTTGAGCTGCAACGCATGAGGGCTAACGATGCAAACATTGCCAACTATCTTACAGGCAAGCAGGCAGGCTCCTTGGCAGGTCCCCTGTCCGCCCCCTTGGCCGGTCCTAGAGCAGCGACTGCTTCTCCTGTTTCTTCTGCTGGTGGACTGCCGATCACCTCAGTTCCTACAGCCCCCGAGCCTGCCGTTCCTGACGTGGCAAGCGCTGCACCGGTTAGGCCACCAAGTGTTGTACAACCCAGCCCTTTGGCTGCTGTTACAACAGCTCAAGTTGCTTTGCCAAGCAATGCTGAAGATGACGGGGGTGTTCAAATATTCCCCGAGAATAAAAACTTCATGACCGCGAGGGAGTACGTCAGCCTAAATCGGAACAGCGGCAGGCCTTTGGGTGATCTTATTAAAGAAGGTATGGAACTTGAGCGGAGAAATCTTGAAGTAAAAGAGTCTGGAACTACAAACCTTAGAACCGGAAGATTTTACGCAAGCAACGCCGAACCTGTTGATGTCCAAATTTTTGGCGAAGGTTATGGCGGGGCAACGTTTAAGGTTCCTAAATCTGTTGCATTGCAACTTGCTGTGCTTCAACGTCAAGGCAATGAGGCCGGGTATAAAGCCTTGGCGGACAAGTTTACAGGCAAGACGTTTGGCCGGCCAGCAGGTGCTGCGCCTGTAACTGGTGGTTCTGTAGAGGAGCGTGTGATAGCCACTACGCGAGCGGTAGAGCTTGCCAAGGCAAACACGGCCCTAGAAATTGAAAGTCGTAAAGATTTCAATCAGCGCAAGAAAGACGCCGACGAGACTATTACGATGGCAAATGTCTTCCGCCGTTTTGCCAGCGAGCCAAATGCTAAGGACATGTTCGGCATCCTGAACAACGACAAGGTCATGTCAGGCGTTGCTACTTTAGTGCGTGATGGCATTGGCTTGCCCGGTTTTACTGTTGGCACCAAGTCCATTGAGGACGTCATGCGCAATGCCGGCTTGAGTGACGCAGATCAAGCCAAGTACCGCACGTTCTTGATGTACGCAGCCCAGATGCAGTTGCAGCAAACCAAGTACATGAAGGGCGCTGTGTCTGACTTTGAGCAACGCTTGATGGGCAGCGCCGGCATTACCAACCAAGACACGCCAGAAACAATCCGCACAAAAGCCGACTTGTTGACTCGCCGGGCTCAGTTTGACCGTCGTGTAGCCAAGGCGTTTAAAGACTCGAAGATGACCGCCGACGATTTTATTGACTCGGACAAGTACAATGAGATGCGCGATAAGTACAACGTGGACCTCTCAGAACTTGCAACTGGCAGCAAGATTCTTGTTGCTCCACCAGCAGTAAAACCTCCCTCGGGTCCAGCCGCGCCAAGCCCCGGGTTTGTTCGAGGTCCAGATGGCGTAATCCGTCGCAAGAAAGCAGGCGAATAACATGGCCAACAAAAACGTTGAGCAGTTTGTTGCAACCTACGGTCCTGTTGCGCAACAGGTCAGCAAGGAGATCAACGTTGACCCCAACGTACTGCTTGGCCAGTGGGGGTCAGAGAGCCGCTGGGGTCAGACCAATATGGCCAAGAAGCACCACAACCTTGGCGGCATCAAAGACTTCAGCGGACAAGGTTTTGAGGCCAAGGACAATAAGACCGGCTCGTTGGACAAGTACCTCAAGTTTGAGGACCCAGAGGTCTTTGGCATGTACTACGCTGACCTGATCAAGCGTAACTTCCCCAATGCCGTCAACACAGGTCCGGACGTTGGTGCGTTCACTCGCGGCTTGGCCAGTGGAAAAAACGGATCGTATTTTGAAGTCACCCCGGAAGAATACCAAACGTCATTGACCAACGCCCAATCTGCAATTTCTCAAGACAAGCAGTTGCCCTTTGAGCCAACAGTCACCTCGCAACCCAAGGCGGAGACCGACATGGTTACCGCGCCAGCTCCGCCCCCGCCACCTCCTGCCCCCCCACAAAGCGACAAGTCAGGTGCAAAGCCCGGGGAGCGCTTCCTCGGAGCCGCCATTGGTACTGGTGTGGGTACAGTGGCCACTGGACTACAAGGATTCGGTGACCAAAGGACGGCTGTTGCTGTAAAACGGGCAGGGCTTGAGGAGGCCGCCCGGATTGCCGCACAACGTGCCGCTGCAACTCCCGCTATCCCGCCGGGATCCCCGGGATCCCCGGGATCCCCGGGAGTTCAGGGACAAGGCGTTATGCGCCAGCCTATACCATCAAACGGACCAGACGCCGGGCGCTTGGCCGCCGGGCAGACCGGCACGATGCCGTACAACTACGCCAAAGCAGCGGGGTTGACCGACATTGAGGCCCTTCGGGCGCTGGACATGACCAAGCAGACTGGCGGCGTCCACGACCTGACCACGCAACGCCGAGAAGGTTTGAACGCTGTTAAGAATATGTTCCCCGGCGAAAAGTACGTGGAGAATCCACGGTTTGGTGGTTTGTTGACGCCCGATGCAGGCGGCGGTGGTGGACCTCGCGCTAGCTTTAAGTATCAAGGTCCGTCAGAGCTGCCTCCGGGCCAGCTTGCCGGCCCTGCCGCGCCTCCACCTGCCGGAACCTTAGTCCAGTTGCCAAAGGCAGTGCCGGTACCAACAACCCCGCCTCCGCCCTCTATGGGCGCAAAGGTGATGTCCGGGCTTGAAACCGTCACGGACCTTTTTAAAGGGATGTTGCGTCCCGTGGCAAGTGCGGTTGGAACGGTTGGCAAGTACGCTTTACCCCCGCTGGCCGGGCTCTCTGCCGGGCTAGATGCAGCCGAGTTGGCCAACGAGTACGGCAAAAAGGAAAACCAGCGCGACTACACCAAGATGGCGCTCAAGGGCGCAAGCATTGTTGGTGGCGGTCTGTCCATGTTCCCGCCCACTGCGGCTGTTGGAATTCCCTTGTCACTTGGGGCAACTGCCGCCCAAGCTTATCGAGATGACCCGGAGTATTACAAGCAAAAAATGAAGGAGTACACCGGGTACTCCCCCTAATTTGAGCGGCTCTCCCCGCTTAGATTGCCGTGGCTTTTCAGTTGCCTGCGGTATCTTTAATGCCCCCTCCCACCGCTGGAGGGGGCCTTTTTAGGGACGCTGGTTCTGTAGAGCGCTGGCCACTTCTCGGTTCATGTGAGCCACGATCGTGACGCAGCGCTTGTGCTCCTCGGCCGCGATCAGGGGGCGCAGTACGGCCTCCAGCTTTTCGGCAAACTGCACGATGTCTACCTCGTCAGCAATCAGCGGGTTCTTACGCTTCTCGTCGCTGTAAAAAAATATCTGTTTGACCAGCTCTTCACTCAGGTGTGATTTCATTTTTATCTCAAGTATGTTGATTTTTCAGTTGCCAAAATTTAAGCAGCGAGCAGAACATCTCCCAACCTCGTTGTAGATCCGCCTCCTCCCACTGCTTGATGACTACGAGCCCCGGGACGCTGCGCGAGACAAACACGTTTGAACACCGAGCTTTGGGCATGCCAAGACCAACGCGGTAGGCCGCCAACTGCATCAGGTGGTCGTCGTAGGCGTCAACCTTGTCGGGGTCCGTGAACTCCTTAGTCTTGACGTCGGCCACGATCCCGTCCCCTTCGGTGCTGTGCAGGTCGCACTTTCCGCCAAAACCGTGACTGTGGCCAAAAGCTCTTTCAGCAATCCAGCCCTGATGCCCATAGAGGGCGTCTAAAGCGGCCACAGTGCCCTTAACGTGGGCCTCGTGACGGGTAATCACCTCACCCTCGTAAAAACCCTGTATAGAGGCGTGTATGTCCGTCCCGGCGTCCGCAGCCGATCGCCCCTGCTCCTTGCTGTCTGACATGATCCGGTCAATGTAGTCCTCCTCCGGCTCCTCCTCCCGGCGCGGCAGGGTCAGCGCAGCCAGCAGCACCTGCTTCTGGAGCCACTGGATGAGCGCAGGCTTGGCCATCACGTTCAGGACCGTGGTCACGCTGGGCACAAGGTTCTCTGTCCGAGCGTCTCGGAGCGTGGTGTTGCGCTCCTTGCCGTTCTTACCCATCACCGTGTACCGGGGCACCCCGTCGCGGGTGTACCAGTGGTTGCTTTCGCTGGCACGAGGTTCTTTCGCTGTAATATTCATTTGGTTTCTTCAGTGTTTAAAAAAGACTTTGTTGCCCTGAGCTAAATGGAACTTGTTCATTGCCAAAAATATTGCTGCGCCATAGAGTCACTGACGGCATATGGTTGTGAGAATGCATCGGTTCAACTTTAGATATTGGAGAAGTCCAGCCTATTTGTTGCATGGCCCTAGCGCCACTGACCCATGTGTTGTGGTGCAAAGTATTTGGCAATCTCAGCCCATTTAATTCAGCTTGTGCCCTGAACTCATCACCCATAACAACCGAGCGCATTGACAAGAAATTTTGCATAATTTCTAAATATTTTTCAACAAAAATAGGTTCTGCTTGGTAAGCCTTACACCAACATTTGTCAGCCAAAATTAACGCTTGTTTCATGCGCTCGTTCATATCAATCACCAGCGCGAGGTTCTTTCGCTGTGATGGTCATTTTTTTCTTGCGACCAACATCATGTCAGCAATCATGTAAGCCTCTTTAGCTAAAAACTCTGTGTGAACAAATAAAGTTCCGCTGTCACCTTCTTCATTGCCCATTTCATAACCATCTTCATCAACGAATTCTTCTGCTTTTTCCATTGACATTAATCCCAACATAGCTTTGGCCGCAAAGTAGTCGCGCAAGGTCATGCCTAAGTATTGTGTTCCTACGGGGAACGCTGGGTTTCCGTTATCTGTTGTCATATTGCTCTCCATACTCGTTGAAAACGGCCAGTCTGGCCAACGGTTTCTTGCTCAGTGGGCTCTGCAAAACCTGCCTTTTGCAGGTCAGGGAGACGTCGCCAGATCTGGTCCGGGCGCAACCTAAGTCGGGTTGCAAGATCCTCAAAGGTACCCTCGCCCCTCTTAAGTTCGCGGTAGATCTTGGCGCAAAGGTTGTCAGCGAATTCATCGACTCGAAGTGCAGCCTTCTTTGAGGTGCTTGGATCTTCAAGTCGTGCTAGCTTGCGTGGTTCTGTGTACATGTTATTTCCCTGTTCTAGCTAAAACGGAATATCATCATCCATGTCGTCAAACCCGCTTAACGGCCTGTCAGGGGCGGGCTGCGGAGCAGGGCTTCGAGCACGCCACTCAGGGGATGACGTAATCTTCTCTTTCAAACCGTTGCTAAAGGTCTCGAACAGCTCCATGTCAGGGTTTGAGATGACGAACATGGCCAGCTTGTTGAATCCTTCCGGTAGCCCGGCCTTTTTGATTGACACGGGAACCGGGTTGATGGAGACGATGTTGGTGTACTCCTTGCCGTTCCCGCCCAGCGCCTTGGACGCGGTGATCATGGCCCACGCACCCAGCACGTTTTTCAGCTCAAAGCCCCTTAGCTCCTCCGGCGTAAAGTCACGACCGCGCCAAGCCTGTAAGTCCTTGCGCATTGTTGCCTTCTCGGCCAACGACAGGGTAAAGTTCTTGCTGATGCTCATGGGCTCGCCCTTGGCCGTCACCAGTGGTTTGCCGTTGTCGTCCTCACCGTGGACCTCAAACTGAAGCATCACCTTCTGGAGGTGCCTAGTTTTCCCATCATACGTAGACGT